GTGACTGTAGAAACAGACAAGCAGGCATTGCCCGGGGCGGATATGCGCTCGACCTTGACCGGGCGCGGTCTGACATCGGGTGCAAGCTGGATCGGCTCCGCCGATGTTGCGGTGCAAGACCGGTTCTTAAGTGAGTTGGATGAGGGAGAGCTTATGGCTCTCCCTTTTTTGTTCGAGTTCTGGGCGATGCCGCATCAGTTGCCGCCCGAAGGCGATTGGCGATCGTGGGTTATCATGGGGGGGCGCGGTGCGGGCAAGACGCGCGCCGGTGCTGAATGGGTGCGCGCGCAGGTCGAAGGGGCGCGGCCCCTGGATGTCGGGCGCAGCCGGCGCGTGGCGTTGGTCGGTGAAACAATCGAGCAGGTGCGCGAAGTGATGATCTTTGGCGACAGCGGGATATTGGCGTGTTCGCCTGCGGACAGGCGGCCCGACTGGGAAGCGACGCGCAAGCGACTGGTCTGGCCCAATGGTGCCGTGGCGACGGTTCATACCGCGCATGACCCTGACGGGCTGCGGGGGCCGCAGTTTGATGCGGCCTGGGTGGACGAGCTGGCGAAGTGGAAGAAGGCTGAAGCGACGTGGGACCAGTTGCAGTTTGCATTGCGATTGGGCGACGACCCGCGCGTTTGTGTGACCACGACCCCGCGCAATGTTGGCGTGCTGAAAAAGCTACTGGCCACTCCGTCGACTAGGACCACCCATGCGCCAACGGAGGCCAATGCAGCGAATTTGGCGGCGTCCTTTCTTGACGAGGTACGGGCGCGCTATCGCGGGACACGTCTGGGCCGACAGGAGCTGGACGGGGTGTTGCTTGCGGATGCCGAGGGGGCATTGTGGACCTCGGAGAGTATCGAGGCGGGGCGGGTGCGCGAGGTACCTGCGTTGGATCGAATTGTTGTAGGTCTGGATCCTGCGACGACCGCTGGTGCGGGATCGGATGAATGCGGGATCGTTGTTGTGGGTGCGCAGAGTAACGGGCCGCCGCAAAACTGGCGGGCGGTCGTGTTGGCCGATTGCACGGTTCAGGGGGCGACCCCTTCGGGGTGGGCGCGCGCCGCGATCAGCGCGATGGAGCAGTACGGCGCAGACCGGTTGGTCGCAGAGGTTAATCAGGGTGGGCAGATGGTCGTTGAGGTCCTGCGGCAGGTCGATCCGATGGTACCAGTCAAATCCGTCCATGCCAGCCGTGGCAAGGTCGCACGGGCCGAGCCTGTGGCAGCACTTTATGAGCAGGGCCGTGTGGGCCATGTGGCGGGATTGGACGCGCTGGAAGACCAGATGTGCCGGATGACAGCTCGGGGCTATGAGGGAAGCGGGTCACCGGACCGCGTCGACGCGCTGGTATGGGCGCTGCACGAGCTGATGATTGAGCCTGCGGCGCGGTGGCGGATGCCAGGTGTGCGTGGGCTGTGAGGGGCACGTGTGGGGCATGGCGGCCCTTCGGGGAGAGTTTGTCGGGCAAAATGAATGGGATGTTGCGCGAGGGGCGTTCGGTGCGGTGGGGCGCTGTTAATGAAGTGATGGCATTTTGATGAAGCGGTCAATGAAGCAGGGGAGAGCGGTGAATGGTTTTTGATTTTCTGAAGCGGGGTGACGTCGAGCACGTAGAGGAACAGAAAGCCTCGGCTACCGGCCCTGTCGTAGCATATCAGACGAGCGGTCGCGTCGCCTGGAGCCCGCGAGACACCGTCAGCCTCACACGGACCGGCTTTTGTAGCAATCCTGTGGGATTCCGCTCGGTTAAGCTGATTGCCGAGGCAGCGGCAGCGTTGCCGTTGGTATTGCAGGACGCGACGCAGCGGTTTGATACGCACCCGATGCTGTCTCTGGTGGCACGACCTAATGGGGCGCAGGGGCGGGCGGAGTTGCTGGAGGCGTTATATGCGCAGCTGCTGCTGTCGGGGAATGGTTATGTCGAGGCTGTCGGCGACGAGAACGGACTGCCCGTTGAGCTGCATGTGTTGCGGTCGGACCGGATGTCGGTGGTTCCGGGGGCGGACGGATGGCCGGTGGCGTATGAATATGCCGTCGGCGGGCGCAAGCACCGGTTTGATGCCAGCGGTACTGTTGTGCCGGTGTGCCATATCAAGAATTTTCACCCTCAGGATGACCATTACGGGTTCAGCCCGATGCAGGCCGCTGCAATGGCGATGGATGTGCATAGCTCGGCCTCGCGGTGGAGCAAGGCGCTGTTGGACAACGCCGCACGGCCCTCGGGCGCGATTGTGTATCGGGGTGGGGAGGGGCAGGGAAAGCTGAGCGACGACCAGTATGACCGTCTTGTGACCGAGATGGAGAGCCATCACCAGGGCGCACGCAATGCCGGTCGGCCGATGTTATTGGAAGGCGGGCTTGACTGGAAACCGATGGGGTTTTCGCCATCGGATATGGAGTTTCATAAGACCAAGGAAGCGGCGGCGCGGGAGATCGCCCTGGCGTTCGGGGTGCCGCCGATGCTGTTGGGCATCGCAGGGGATGCAACCTACGCCAACTACCAAGAGGCTCACCGGGCATTCTATCGGTTGACTGTGTTGCCGTTGGCCACGCGGGTGACGGCTTCGCTTGGGCATTGGTTGGCGGGGTTTTCCGGCGAATTAGTAACGTTGAAGCCAGACTTGGATCAGGTGCCGGCCTTGGCGCAGGAGCGAGATGCCCAGTGGGCAAGGGTATCAGGAGCAGCATTTTTGACGCAAGGCGAGAAGCGCAGTCTGTTGGGCATGCCTGCGGTGGCTGCGGATGAATGAGGATGGCGGTTTTGACAGGTTCGAATGCGCGCCGGGCCTGCGGTTGCAGGCTCATGAAAAAGTGAGCGAGATACACCATGAGAACCTTTTGCACCGGTTGGACAGATTGGAAGAGATGATGGAACGGCTGGAGCGACGCTTATGGTTGGCAGTTTATGGTGTTGTGGCGGTGATCTTGGCGCAAGCCATGCAGTCATTTCTGGAAGTTACACCGTAATATTTTGAAATAAAAGGAGAATGTCATGGACGGTGACATGATGAACCCCGGCTACCTGTCGGGGAACGGAGAAGGTTTGGCCCGCGCTGATGTCGGATTGGAACGCAAATTCGCACGGTTTGGTGAAAATATCAGTGTCAACGATAGCGCTGAAATCAGCGGGTATGCCAGCCTGTTCGGAAACCCTGATCAGGGCGGAGATGTGGTGTCGCTGGGGGCATATTCGGCGTCTCTCGAGGCTGCCAGCCAAGTGGGCCAGCGCATCAAAATGCTGTGGCAACACGATCCAAGCCAGCCGATCGGAGTGTGGGACGAGGTGCGCGAAGATGCGCGCGGGCTTTGGGTCAAGGGCCGCATCTTGGAAAGCGTGGCCAAGGGGAGAGAGGCGGCTGCCTTGATCGCGGCGGGTGCCATAGACGGATTGAGCATCGGCTATCGTACGGTTCGCGCTGCCAAGAACGACCAGGGCCTGCGCGTGTTAACCGAACTGGACCTGTGGGAGGTGTCACTGGTGACATTTCCAATGCTGCCGTCTGCGCGGGTATCAGCAAAGGCTGACGTTGCTGGGGTTGGGAGCTTGCTCCACGACATGGCAAACGCGTTCCAAGAGGCGCGCGACGTTCTGGCACGCTGAGACGGTATCAGAAACTTCGAACTTCAATCAAGGATAGATGAATGGATCAAATTGAAACCAAAACGGCCGGGGACACCCCTGAGGCTGTGCAGGCAGTGCGCGAAGCCGTGACTGGATTTGCACAGGATTTCAAAGGTTTTCAGGCCGAGATTACGACAAAGTTGAAACAAACAGAAGAGCGAATGAATATGTTTGACCGGAAGATGACATTGCCCGCACGGACGCCGTTGGCAGGGGTGGTGAACACGAGTGCACCCCATCAGAAAGCGATGAACGCTTATATCCGCAATGGCGATGACGATGGCTTGCGAGGGCTAGAGTTGGAAAGCAAGGCATTGTCATCAGCGGTCAATTCGGACGGGGGGTATCTGGTAGATCCGCAGACATCTGATCGGGTGAAATCGGTGTTGAATGCGACGGCGTCCATTCGGGCGATCGCCTCTGTGGTTCAGGTGGAAGCCACGTCTTATGATGTTTTGGTCGATCACGCTGATGTCGGCGCCGGTTGGGCGACCGAAAGCAGTTCCGTAGGCGAGACAAGTACACCTCAGATCGACCGCATCACCATACCGTTGCACGAGCTGAGTGCGTTGCCCAAAGCGTCGCAGCGGCTGCTGGATGATTCAGCTTTTGATATCGAAGTCTGGTTGGCAGGTAGAATTGCCGACAAGTTTTCGCGGGCTGAAGCTTCAGCGTTTATCCATGGTGACGGGGTCGACAAGCCCAAGGGTGTTCTGGCCCACAACATGGTCGATAACGATGCGTGGATCTGGGGTAATCTGGGCTATGTTCCCACCGGTGTAGACGGCGAGGTGACGGCGGATTCCGTGGTCGATCTGGTTTATGCTCTTGGCGCGCAATATCGTTCCAACGCAAGTTTTGTCATGAGTTCGAAAACTGCGGGACGCGTCCGAAAGTTGAAGGATCTCGACGGGAGATTCTTGTGGTCGGATGGCTTGGCTCTTGGGGAGCCTGCGCGTTTGATGGGATATCCGGTGCTCGTTGCCGAAGACATGCCTGACGTCGCAATGAATTCATATTCGGTAGCGTTTGGAGATTTCGCAGCAGGATACACTGTTGCCGAACGTCCAGACCTGCGGATATTGCGCGATCCGTTCAGCGCTAAACCTCATGTGCTTTTCTACGCGACCAAGCGTGTCGGGGGCGACGTGAGTGACTTTGCCGCGATCAAACTTTTGAAATTCGGCACCGCGTAAAGCGAGGTCGAACACGGGGTCAGGGCAACCTGGCCCCGGCTCGGACGCGTGCCAAAGGTTAGGGTGCATTGTCTAGCTGCCCCCTCCGACCGAGCGATGCAGCCGGGGGCGTGTCCGGGTTCCAAAAGGGGCTGGGAAGAATGGGATGATTGGAGATCTCGATGATGTTGATCGAAGAGACCGGTGTGGCCGATACCACTCTGCCGGTAGACGTTTTCAAGGCCCATCTGCGGATGGGCAGTGGCTTTGGTACCGAGACTTTGCAGGATGAAGTATTGGTCAGCTTTCTGCGGGCCGCTGTTGCGGCGGTTGAGGCGCGTACCGGCAAGGCTTTGATTAGACGTAAGTTTAGTTGGTCATTGTCTTCATGGAGGGATGATTTGGCCCAACCCTTTCCAATTGCGCCGGTACATTCTGTCGACAGCGTAACGACGATAAGTTCGGATGGGGCGCAAACTGTCGTCGACGCGCAGATGTATTGGTTGGACCGTGACAGGCAGCGTCCGATGCTACGTACAACGAGCGCGGCACTGGCCACCATCCCTAGATTTGGGACGGTATCGATCACGTTCGAGGCCGGGATGGGTTCAGACTGGTCGCAAGTGCCAGCTGATTTGCAACAAGCGGTGTTTTTGCTATCGGCGCATTACTATGAATTTCGTCACGAGACCAATTTGAGCGACGGGTGCATGCCCTTCGGCGTCAGCAGTTTGATTGAACGATATCGGCCCATGCGTCTTGGAATGAGGGTTGGCGGATGAGCGTGCTTGAGATGAACCGACGGCTTGTGTTGGAAAAACCCGCACGTCAAGACGACGGAGCAGGTGGCTTTCAACAAAGCTGGGTGCCGGTAGGCGTAATATGGGCGCATGTCGCCGCTCGACGCGGTCGTGAAGCAGTTCAGGGTGGCGTGTCGGTCAGTCGGGTAGATTTTGTGGTTACGGTACGCGGTGCCCCGACAGGGAGTCCGGCCCGGCCTGTACCACAACAGCGCTTTCGCGATGGATCAAGGGTGTTTCACATCAAGTCTGTCGCAGAGCAGGATGCGCAGGGACGTTACCTGATCTGTCTTGCGAAAGAGGAGACAGCGGTATGAGCTTTGCCCTTTCCGCCCCTTTGCAACAGGCAGTTTACGCAGCCCTCAGGGATGATGCCGCTTTGGCGGAGCTTGTGGGGGCAGCAATTTTCGATGCTGCGCCCGCCGGTGAGCTCCCCCCCGTTTATGTTCAGTTGGGCGACGAAACGGTGCGCGATGCATCAGACGCGTCGGGAAATGGAGCGATACATTGGTTCAACATCGCCGTAGTGAGCGACGATCCAGGATTTGCGGTCGCCAAACGCGTTGCGGGAGCCGTCAGTGACGTGCTGAACGATGGTGAGCTGACGTTGAGCCGGGGCCAGCTGATCAGTCTCAGCTTTGAACGGGCGACTGCCAGAATGGTCGGAACTCAACGATTGCGGCGGGTAGATATGCGGTTCCGCGCGCGGGTGCAGGACGGTTAAACTGTGCGTTTTCAATATAATACAGGAGAATAGATATGGCCGTTCAAGCAGGCAAAGACCTATTGATCAAGGTAGATATGACGAGCGATGGTCAATTTGAGACCATCGCGGGGCTTCGGGCAACCCGGGTCAGTTTCAACGCCGAGCCGGTTGAAGTGACCTCATTGGATAGTGACGGGGGATGGCGCGAGCTTCTTGCCGGAGCGGGAGTAAGATCGGCTGCGATCAGCGGGTCCGGGGTATTTCGTGATGCCGGCACGGACGAAAGAGCACGCCAGCTATTTTTCGATGGGCTGACGCCGGATTTTCAGATTGTAATACCGAGCTTTGGGATCATTCAGGGACCGTTTCAAGTCACCTCAATTGATTATGGCGGCGCGTTAAATGGTGAAGCGACCTATGAGCTGAGCCTACAATCCGCTGGTCAGCTCAACTTTACCCCAGACATGGCTGAACCGGAGGTTTGAGCTGATGGTTAATAAATGGCGGGGGGATGTAGCTTTGGTGATCGATGGGCGACAACACGTCGCTCGGCTGACGCTCGGGGCGTTAGTGGAACTGGAAGATGCGTTGGAAGAACCTTCGCTAGTGGCTTTGGTAGAGCGGTTTGAAGCTAACCGCTTTTCAAGCCGCGACGTCCTTTGCTTGCTTATGGCCGGTTTGCGCGCAGGCGGTTCGGACTTAACCGAAGCATCCTTGGCCCAAGCCTCAATAGAAGGCGGACCGATGGCTGCCGCTCGTGCTGCCGCCGAACTTTTGGCCCGCGCTTTCGCCGTCCCAGCATGACCACCGACAAAGGGATCGACTGGCCTTTGCTGATGCGCGCGGGGCTAAACGGCTTGGGGATGGCACCGGATGCGTTCTGGCAACTGACCCCAGCGGAACTGCAACTGATGATAGGCCCCAACCATACACGAGCACCGCTGTTAAATGATGGTCTGGCGGAACTGATGGCGGCCTATCCGGACACGACGAAAGGGAATTTCGATGCAGGATGAAGAAGCCTTCGACACGTTGGGAATTGGTGCGGAGAAGCTCAACGACACGCTGGAAGATACAAGTTTGCTGGTGGCAGGGTTCGACCGCGAGTTAGGCCGTATGCGTTCGGCATTAGGTGCCACTGGAAAAGATATCAACACACTTGAAAAAGGTTTGAGCCGTGGCTTGCGAAAGGCCTTTGAAGGGGTGGCTTTCGACGGGCGGAACTTGTCCGACGCGCTGGCTTCTGTCGCAAAGTCATTGGCCAATACGACGTTCAATGCAGCGATGAAACCAGTAAGCGATCAATTTGGAGGACTGGTCAGCCAGGGCGTGGGGGCATTGGTGCAGGGCATTTTGCCTTTCGCTAATGGAGCACCGTTTTCCCAAGGAAGGGTAATGCCTTTCGCTCAGGGTGGGATTGTCAGCACCGCAACAGGCTTTGGAATGCGCGGGGGGATGGGGCTCATGGGGGAAGCGGGGCCAGAAGCGATCATGCCTTTGGCGCGTGGCCCGGACGGTAAATTAGGTGTGAGAGGCGGCGGCAGTGGGGCCACAACGGTTATCATGAATATCTCGACACCGGATGTGCAGGGATTCCAGCGTAGTCAAAGCCAGATCGCAGCGCAGATGAGCCGTGCGCTATCCAACGGCAATCGCAATCGATAAAAAGGAATGTACCGTTGAATTTTCATGATGTCAGATTTCCGCCAAGCCTTAGCTTTGGAGCGCTCGGAGGGCCTCACCGCCGCACCGATGTAGTGACGCTTGCGAATGGGTTTGAAGAACGTAACACGCCTTGGGCTCACTCTCGCCGTATATACGACGCCGGCTTGGGGATGAGATCTATTGACGATGTACAGGCTATCGCTGCCTTTTTCGAAGCGCGGTATGGCCAGATGTATGGATTTCGCTGGAAGGATTGGGCGGATTTTAAGTCCTGTCGGTCGTCGGACGGTGTTGCTTTCGAGGATCAGATTTTAGGCGTAGGCGATGGCTCGCGAAGTGAATATCAATTGGTAAAGGCCTATCGTTCTGGTGGGCACAGCTATGCGCGACCTGTCACCAAACCGGTCGAGGGCACTGTGCGGGTAGGAATCGCGCAGGATGAGCTGCAAGAAGGGGTGGATTATGAGGTGGATACGTCCACGGGTATGGTCCAGTTTGCCCATGCTCCGGACCCCGATATGCCAGTGCTTGCAGGGTACGAGTTTGACGTGCCGGTGCGGTTTGATACCGACCGCATCTTGGTCAGTGTGGCGAGCTTTCAAGCTGGGCAAGTGCCGAATATCCCAGTGATCGAGGTGCGAATATGACTGGCCGAATGGATGATGGTCTGGCCGCACACTTAAAGTTGGGTCTTACGACCCTTTGCCACGCATGGGCGATCCGCCGACGCGATGGGGCTGAACTGACATTTACTGATCATGATGCTCCGCTCAGCTTTGACGGAGTGGAGTTTCGCCCCGACAGGGGGTTAAACGTGCGCTCCTTGTCCCAGACCTCCGGGTTATCGGTGAATAATACAGAAGCCATGGGAGCGCTAAGCCACTCTGCCATACGCGAAGACGAGATCGATCAGGGACGATTTGACGGTGCCGAGGTGTCGTGTTGGCGGGTGAACTGGGCCGACGTCGCCCAACGTATTTTAATTTTTCGTGGAACGGTCGGGGAAATTCAGCGGGCAGGGGGCGTGTTTCGCGCCGAGCTGCGCGGGTTGACCGAAGCGCTGAACCGGCCGATGGGTCGTATATATCAAAAACCATGCACTGCTGTACTGGGTGATAAGGCGTGTGGGTTTGACGTTACGACTACAGGATACAGCCAGCTTGCCAGGGTTCAAACACATAAAGAAGGCCGCGTATTTCGCTGGGATGGCTTGCCGGGTTTTGACATTGGGTGGTTCACGCGTGGCAGGGTTGAGGTAATCGAAGGACCAGCCAAGGGGCTTTGGGGAACGATCAAGCATGACCGCATTGTTGACGGGCAGCGCGAGATCGAACTGTGGGAACCAATCCGGGGCGCAATTGAACAAGGCATTGGGCTTCAGCTCAGCGCGGGCTGTGACAAACGGATGACGACATGCCGTCTGAAGTTCAATAACCTACTGAACTTCCAAGGGTTTCCAGATATTCCGAACGAGGATTGGATGATGGCAACACCCATGCCTTCGGGTGCCAACACCGGAGGATCCATGCGATGACGCATCGTCAAGATCAAATTGTGCGAGCGGCGAGAAGCTGGATCGGTACACCCTACGTCCATCAAAGCGCGACCAAAGACGCGGGGTGCGATTGCTTGGGCCTATTGCGCGGCATCTGGCGCGAAGTTCTGGGCACAGAGCCTGCAATAATCCCCGCCTATTCGAGGGACTGGTCTGAACCACAGGGGGATGAACGGCTGTGGCAGGCAGCAAGAAGGCATCTGCGTCCGAAGGAACTAAGTGCTGAAGATGTGGGCGACGTGCTGCTGTTTCGCATGCGGAGCGGTTCTGTGGCAAAGCATCTAGGCGTGGCATCACGGGTGGGGGCGTCTGCGGGGTTTATCCATGCCTACAGCGGTCATGGAGTAGTAGAGAGCCCGCTGGGGATCTCTTGGCGGCGCAGGATTGTCGCGCGTTTCGAATTTCCGACGGAGGCGATCTGA